GAGGGCAGCCGCTGCCACAGCTATACCATGGAATATCTTTTGAACCCCTTCACCTTCGAGCTTTGTGCCAATGACAGCTGCCGTCAAGCGAGAGAATGCCTTTGCTGACACATTGAGGTTGAGTCCAAGTTCTCTGGAGGTGTCGACAACAAATTGGAATTGCTCTCGTGCAAGTTTGATATGCCCCGTAGCTGCCTTAAATCGAGCCCTCACGGCCTCCATCGCACGACCAGCTGTAAATGCTGATTTTGCCAACATACCCATGGCTACAACACCAAGTGTTATGCCCCCAAAGAGCCCTGCCATTTGTAAGGTGGTACGACTGGATATGGCTCCTAGAGATCGAATACGGGCACCAATGCCGGACAGGGGGCCTACTGCGAGTACAGCAGATGACTCCAAGTTCCGCAGCATGATCGTCATCTTGGTGATCTTGCCCTTACCTGCGGCTTCGTCATGCACTTTCTTAATTGCATCACGCGTGCCATCGAGCTTGCGGTTGAATGCCGATAGGGAGTTGCGATACTTGATAGTAGAGAGACGCCCCGATGTCATCTCCTTCGTGAGACGATTGAATGCAGCACGAGTAGCATTTATCTGTTCTTTATTGTGCCCAACCTGCTTTTGGGCTGTCATCAGGCGAGTTGTTGCAGTGAATGCCTTTTTGATTGCCTCGGTCTGACGAGACATGGCATTGGCTACTGTCTGTGCCCCCTTTGAAGTCTTACGGGCTTGCTTATTGACCTCCGCGTTCCATTTTACGAGTTGGTCGTAGGACTTCTTTAGCCCCTTGGTATCAGCCAGGATGCCGAAGTTGATGTTGCCAATGTTCAGACCTGCCATGACTATCTCCCTGAGGCAGCAGCAGAGGCTCCCGCTCTAGCCTTGGCGCGTCGTTGCATGTTTGCCTGCTCCGTAGCCTTAAGGCTGTTTGTTGCCATGAAATACCTTAAATCATCTACCGTCGCGTGTTCCAACACCTCATGGTAAAACTTGCCTATTTGGAGGCTGTACTCGACGACGGCCCGTCTAAAGGGTCACCTGATAGTTCAACCTCCGCACTGGATATATCGACACCTGAGAGTTCGATGATGGCCTCTTGGAGGGCTATAACGTCCTCATTGAATGGCCACTTGAGGATCATTTCACGATCCGCGGGATCGAAGACGCGTTCGTCAGTCCCTGGTACGAAGGAATATTGGATAATCATGGCCGCACTGCGTTCACGATTACTTTCTGTCTCCTGGGCATCTAGAATTGCGCCAAGTGTTGGTTGACGCAATTCTACGTCGATACCGAACAACACAAGGAGCTTTGTGGAGGCCTTTGGAGCATGCCCTAACAGTTTGTCACGTATTTCATCGCGAGTCAGAGGGGCCGCAACGGCTGCCACATCTGCCTCAACTACCTTCGTTGGTGCTTCAACTTTCTTGTTCATAACATTGCCTATTGTTAATGGATGGGTGAATGGAAGGGATGGTTACACTTCGGTATACTCTCCTGTCCCTTGTAGGGACGCTTGAAATACGTTCATGTTTGAAAGACCCCCTGAGAGGGATATGTCGGCAACCATGAAGTCGCCTTCAATGCCATCCTTGGGAGAAGCTGCAATAGCACCTGTAGGTAGGTATTGGACGTCATACGTGTTCAATCCTGTGAGCCAGCTTGTCAGCAACCACTGAATCGCCAGGTTCAACGTGGTGGACGTGTGCTTCCAACTGAATGGATATTCGACTGGAGGGTTGGAGGTCTCGTCAGGCACTGTCAACTGCCAATTGGAAGTTTGTTCTTCCAAAGCGCCCACTGCACCTGATTGGCCTGTGGTCATGAGCTTGAAGAAGCCTCGTGCGATACTGGATCCGTCACCGACAGGATCGATCTCGATGATGATTTCTGCCCGTGCTTCCAGGATTGCCTTGAGATTGGCTGTGGCATTGAATACGCCTGTCAATTCCAATGCGACGGTGCGAAGACCAGGACGGAAGACACGAGAGCCAGCATTGCCCTGTGCAATATTGAAGCAGGTCTCATCGATAGGATCCGCTGTCATTGTCAGGTTGTAGGAATTTGCACACCCAATAGCCGACGTAGGGAAGCTCTTGCCTGTTGCCGTGATGTCGCCTACAACGCTATAGCCACTGATAAAGGTGACACGGCCGAAGAGGTAATCGATGGACTCGATGTTTGCAGCTGATACGCTGGATGCATCATCCAGGATGTCCATTGTGACCTCGGAGCGATCCCAGATGCTCTTGCTAACCTCGTCAATCTCATAAGTGAGCCCCGCCACTAATGACATTGCTTCTGCCGTGAAGGCTACGGGAGTGCCAACCTGCTTGAGCTCCGCAAGGTATCCTGCGAAGCCCTTGAAGATGCCGTCGGAGTTTACAACCCATGCTTTCAGCCCGACTTCATTGGATTGGTATATCTGGCCAAGGATCGTATCATCGATACCCTCGGCATCAGAGTCGAAGGCTCCTTGAGAGCCAGGAAGTGAAACGTAGGTGGTGCCACCGTCGTTTGAAATTTTAATCGCTTTAGCGCCCATGAAGTGTCTCCTTACAAAGCAAACCTGTTACTGTTGGCCACGACTTGTGGCTCGATGATTAACGCAAAGTTCACTGAGAATATTGGTCGCATACTTTCGTCACGTCCAATGAATCCCAGATCCCCATTTAACACGACAGATACCCATCTATCGCCATTAAGGTCAAGTGAAGTAATTCCCAACAGGAGATCTTTCACTGCCTTTCCTTCTCTGAATGTGTCCAAGTAGCCACTGACCTCGCCTCGGATCAATGCCTGTAGATTTGGGAAGTCTATCATCCACTTTGGATTCGGGTCCCTTCCTCCAGTGTCATTAATAGAAATGACCCTATCGGGCTTGTCAGGCATAGCTCCAATCTCAATTTGCCAACCACTCACACCCACATGGGCTGTAAGTAAGTCCTTCGCTCCTTTTGATGCGGGCCACTCAGCCATTAGGTAGCCCCTGGTATTGCGAATTGACGCATATAGTTGTGGAGGCGCCGACCAAAATTGCCAATCTTTTCGTTAATGGCAATCTCCAAGTATTTTGCACTCGTCCCCTTAGTATGAGGTATATGTACCATCTCATGGACGAAGGCTGCATAATGGGGTTTACCAAAACGTGCATAGCCCATAATTGCTCGGACATTACCTGAGCGGCCTTCAGTGTTGACCTCAATGAAGCCAGACTTCATGAGCTTCAGTGTGTCCTTAGGAACAAGCTCTTGTGATCTGTCGTATATAGGTTCCAATGCATGAATGATAGCATGGGGGGTTACACCAACCACATGATCCATTACCTTCTTGATAATGTCATTGAGGTCCTTTGTCTGATTACGCATGTTCACGATGTATCGCCCCTCCGAAGGGGATGCAGCACTTGTCACACGGATCCGACCTACACTAAAGCCGAACTGGGGACTTTTAAGACCTCTGATGTGTGGAAGTGCCATTAGAGGAATACCTTCCGTATGCAATCGAGGTTGCGCAAGTCCGTTGTCTTGTTAGTCCCTCGAATCCTCCAAGCTCTGGCTGGAGAACCGAGGTCAGACGGAATAGGGATAGCGGTATGATCATCGAGTGCCAGGAAGTCACCCATATCAGTGTCAACGCCAAGATACACTATTGCCTCGGATGTTACTTCTTCCCCTGCCTCATTGAGGAACAGCTCCCGTTTGTACTCCCACCGTGCCTTAAGCAGTATCGGAGTTCCATAAGTGAACCCGCCAAATCCGTCCGTTCCCGTGACTGGCCAATGGGTGACGTCCTGTCTCAGATGGCGGGTATAAAATGGCATCCTACACGACCCTGAATTGAGCTTTGAGTTTGGGTTCGGCAAGGCCGGCAAGAATCCCGGAAGTATCAAACATGATCGCTAACTCCCCAAAGCGTGAGGACTTGAGCCCAGCACCGAGGGAGTCCGTATCGTATGCTTCGCTGGCGTCACCTAACTTAGTGTACTTGAGTGCACCCCCAGCTAGCCCC